CCAGGGGATTTCAATTTTGGAACCGCCGGGACCGCCCATGCTTTCAACGGCAATCGCCACATCGTGCAAGGTGGCAGGGTAACCGTCAGCAGTTTCGTCCTCATAGTAAAAGACGTTCACGACCTGGGTATGGGCGTCATCCAGAACGGATTGATTCCTGCGCAAGCCTTCAACAAACTCAAAGACTTCATCGCCGTTCTTGGCTACCATCTGCACAGGTTGGGTCGGGGCGTAGCTTTCCACCTCGGCGTTCCCCGCGTCCTCATGGATATACTGCTCGTTGGTCACGTTGGGGTTCATTTCCATTACGGATTCGTTGACGCCTTCACCGATCAACGTCCAGTCCTCGTAGCCTGGATCAATGTCGATGTAGCTCCGATATTTACTGCGTGGTACTGTTGTACTCGTCATATTAACTCCTTATGTTTTTAGGTAAATTAATTCACACTGCACTTGATATACTGCCGAGCCTGATTCGCCTTCTTCCATCTGGTATCCGCCCGCGCCAACCGCTTCAATGCTTTCGGCTGTCTTACCTGCTGGTAGGTCGGGCAGGATTCCGGCGTCCGACTGCTCATCAAGCCAATCGGCAAATTGTTCGTAAAATCCGCAGTTGGCTAACCGCTCGACTTCTTCAACCGTGCTTTCCATGCTCTGGAAGGCAAACGGATAAACCATCAGCCGATTGCCGTTGATATATTCATCAATTACGCGCTCCCCTGCCAGTGGCGCTATGGCGTACTGTGTCGGGTCGGTTCCCAGGTACTGCGTCCAGACTGGGGCGTCTTCATCCAATCCGGTATAGGTCAGCAGATAGGTCTTCAAACCTTCAATTATCGTGTCGGGTAGACTCATCGTTTCCTTGCCTTTTCACCTTGTGCAATTAACTGGGCACCCTTCAGAATTTTCCGTCCATGAGTTTGTTTCATCCTCGAAAACCAGTAGGGTCCTCGCAGCTGTCCGGTGGTGCTGGGGTTCTTACGTTTCATATAGTATTGCGCTCGTGCGTAGGGTGCGATCCACTTCACCGTGCCGGAACCGATAGTCGTTCCTAAATGACCGGACTTGATCAGCATCCCCGTTAGAAGGGGAATGTATGGCTCGCAAAGCCTCAAAACCTCACTGTCAACAAACTTCTGTGCTGCGCTGAACCGCCGCTGCCACTTGCGCTGAAAGCTAGTGTTAAATTCCAGAACCGCTTTGCTGCCGCTTGCGTCAATGTAGACACGCCCGCGTGGGGTCTTGATTTCAGGGGCTGCCATTAGGTCGCTCCAATCTCAATGTGCTGCATTTGGGGACTGCCGAACTTTTTCCAGTCGATAGACTTTATCGCGCCCACATCGTCAAACTCTGCCTTGAGGTCTTTGATGGTGTACGATGCGCTGATTTCTTTGGTGCAAATTCCCTCAACCACAATATCGCCTTCTTTGATGTCCAGCAGGTCAAGGGTATTCTCTCGCCCGTAGGTGGGGATCCAAACCGTGAACTTGTTGGCTTCGATGATTCCTGTGGACGCCTGGTTAGCCGCTTTACGCGCTTCCCAGTGGACGCTTTCGATAACATTACGCGTCCATACCTCTTGATGGTTGCTGACGGACTTGCTATAGAGCGTCAGGTCGGTATTGGTCTGCATTAATCATCCTCAGTGGTTCCGGTATACTCACCGTTTTCAAACCCTGTGAACATCAAACCTGTACGGACGAGGTATCGCCGTGCCGCGAGTGCGCAGCGGGCGTCCTCTCCCATCAGCTTGACAGAACCCTCCGCATAAGCCACCGAATGGCCGCCCACGCTTTCAGACTTGATACCCGCCTGGTCGCCGTTGTCAATGTCATGCAGGACTTCGGCAACCGCGCAGGTCGCTTTCTTGATGGCTGTGACGGTCGCTGCGGGGGTATCGGCTGTGATGATGTCGGCGGCGCGGTCAAAGGTCAGATAGTCCACACGGTCACTTGCTCGGATTGCCAGCGCGTCAAAGTCGGATTCAGCTATGGCGCTGCCACCGTATGTGTCGGTATAGTATTCGTAAGTTGCGTATGCCATAGCTGCCTCCGCTATTTGCTAGGGGCTGGATGGGGTCTCGGACAGTTCGCCCTCAACGTAGAACAGGTATCCCGTCATAACGCCGGTAAGCAGTTCTTCAACCGCAACCGTGACAGTGATTTCCCGCGCCTGGCTGGTCTTCACGCTCGTGCTTTCCGGCGTGTTCATCTTGGGGATGATCGCCTTCCGCCCGATGGTAGCTGGGTCGTTCCCAGAGATTGCCACCGCGTTGAGGATGTCATTCGCGCCCTCAACGGAGATTGCCAACGTGCCAGCGTCCGTAGAATCGGACGTAAAGGGGGTGTTCACATCGTAAAAACCGCCGATCACAATCCCGTAAGCTGGGATGGTCACGCCCACGCCGTGCGCACCGATTTCACCGTTCAGGTCACCTTCTGAGTCCTCTTCATCGCAGTCAAACTCGAACCGTGCGCAGCGTATCGCGCCCAGTCCGGCTGCACCAGAGACGAAGGGGGCAAGCTGGTCAAAGTTGTGTCGGATGTCATTCAGCGAATCAATCCCGTATACATCTTTTAATGCTTCTGTCATTTGTTTAACTCCTTTTTGATCAGGTTGATCAAGTCGGCTTTATCCAAGCCAGAATAGCCGGATATTCCCTCGTTTTTAGCCAGGTCAATTAATTCCCTGACCGTCATATCTTCAAGAGATTCCTGCTCTTTGACTACTGTGTAACCCAGCCTTAAAAGTTTATTTTTGGTGGCTGGGTTGGTCGCCTGGATACGAATGCCGTCTTTTTCAACGAAGCTCACGATTAACTCGCTTTGATGTGGCTGTAAACGCCGTCAACTTTATTGTCCAGAACGAAGGCGTCATGATACAGACGGTATTGAATCTTCCAGCCGTCCTTATCCTGGTTGGTGTCAGGATCAAACAGCTTCAGTTGGTCATGCTTTGCCACCTGGATCAATGCGCTGGGATGAACAACCATGAAGTTGATATCCCGTCCGGTAGAAGCGGTCTTGCTGTATCCGCCTGCCGTGCCAGAAGCGCCTGCATCGAGGTCGATTCCCTTGTAGAAGCGGGTCTGAGGCACCATGATCACGGGCATATCGTTATATTCCTTGACACGGGTGCTGATGCTTCCCTGGTTGTCATATACGCGGGTAACAGCCTGATCCAGATAGGTTTGCACCTCATCTGATACAAACAGCATCCGCCCAACCTGTGGAACTTCTTTGCTGTTCATAAATTCGATAGCAGTATCAATGGCGTCCTGAATGGTTGTCTTTGAAAGGTCAGTGGGCGTGTCAACCTCTTCAATACCAGACCAGCTGGCATACTTGCTGAAGCGGTAGGCATCCAGTTCAGGGATCACATCGGTCTTCATGAATTCGCCCATGAGAGAGCCAAAAGCCATTCCCAGGGTCTCTTCATCGTCCATGCGATCCAGGAAAAGCTCACGTCCGCGCTCGGTGGCAAGGGTTAGCGTTTCCCAAGCACCCACGATATCCCCATCGGGATAACCGCTGGAGCGGTCGTATGTACCAAGACCGTAAGTGGTGATCTTGAAGACTTTTACAACATTAGCGCCCGCAAAGCTCACGGGCTTTGATGGGCTGTCCAGCCTGGCAGTCAGCGAATTGACTTTATACAATTCATCCAGGATGGGTTGAAATTTCTCAACAAGAGAAATAGTGTTAGACATAGTTAGTTAACTCCTTTATTAGATTAGTTATCCGGCGCCTCCTTTAGTCCAGCCGCTTGACGGGCTGCGGCGGTCACCGAATCCAGATTTGCTTTACCGCCCGATGTCTTACCAACAATCTTGGGCGTGGGTTCGTCGGATTCAAATAGATAGTCGTTCTCTTCCTGGACGGTCTTTAGCTGTTCTTCCAGTCCGATAATCTTGCCTTCGTTGAACTTCAAGGCATCCATATCCAGCAGGGCTTTCACCGCCTTTGGATTTTTCGCCTTTGCTCCCGAGAGAGCTCCTTCGAGGGCATGATCAAACTTCAGCTGCTCGATTTGAGTTTTGGCATCCTTTTCGGCTTGCTCGGCTTTGGCTTTCCAGTCGTCAGCCGCCGCTTTGATGCCGTCCACATCCATTTCCTTGAAGCCTTCGATGGTCTTGTTGGCTTCGTCTAGCCTTCCTTGCAGGTCATCAGTCTGCTTTTCGGCTGCCTCCAGTTTGGATTTGTGGTCTTCGATGTCCTGACCATGTAACTTCATAATCTTGTCAACGACATCATCCTCAAGTTCCAGGGCTTTCAAGTCTTCGCGTTTCATATTCTGTTGTCTCCTTTACACTTCGAGTTTTTTACGTGGCAACGCCCACGTTGTGGTGGTCAGGTTTCGCCCTGACCGGTCGAATTGATAACAAAAAAAGCCACTCCATTTCTGGAGTGGGCTGATTTTTACTTAGGTGACTCTAGGTCTTTGCGCGTCCCCGAAGGGAGGGGCATATTTGATTGTTAGTTATAAATTATACTTCTTTTCGATCCATCTGACCACCAACAGAAACGCTCTGCGTACTACAAGTAAGAATTCTCGCATGTCATCCATAAACACATTCTCCCGTAACGCCGTTTCAATTGGTATTTATATTCTTATTATAGCACAGTATTTTTTAAAATTCCAATCAATTAAATCAATTGTCTATTGTTAACAACATGTTAAATATACCTTTTACCCTATATAATCTATTGACAAGTGTATACCAATCTGTTATACTATATATACAGTAAAACACAGACAACAGGAGACGAGATGGAAATCACAATCAGAAATGAAAAAACCAAGGAAGAGTATAAAACAAATTCACTCGGGTCATTGAGCCAGCTAAAAGACTTAAGATATCCCGAAGACAACGACAAGTACTTTAGAGCCTCACAGATAAATCGCATTAGAGACGCCGGGTTTGTTGAAATTGATGATCAGCACTACAGTAAACTTCTTGAGTATGACAAAAAATACGGGTACATCATCAATGAAGAAAAAACCTCTAAACAAGAAAAAAACACCCGATGGCAGGATGATCCCGCAACACAACGACAGTACGATTACATCAAACTACTCGGCTACAACGTAGAACACAATCTCACCAAAGGGCAAGCCAGCCAAGTCATTGACATGATAAAATCCGGCGAAGCCAGCGCAATCAATCTTTTCAAAAGCGGCAACCAACCCACAAACGAGATTTATGGCGACTTTGGATAAACAAACCATTAGCCCCGCCGGTGGCATTGTAACCGGCAAGGAGATTAACATGACTAAAAGTATTCAATGCCACATCCGCATGACCGAACAAACCAAGCGAGAACTCGATGCGCTGGTCGAGAACTCGGTAAGCCCCACAACCAGCGAATACGTCAGACAACTGATACACAAGGAGTATGAGAAAATGGAGATTGATCAAACTATTAATAAGCTTCAAGAGAGCGAACACTCCCTACATAATACTAATTTTGATATATCATCCTCAAAATATGATGACTTATTAAAGCGTGTTTATGGTCTGTTTATCAAGCTTGCCAGAAAAAGAATTGAGCAGATTGACCTATCAATTTTTAATGACAATTCATGCTGGTTAGATGTTATCACTGGGGAACTGCAAACAACCAGACCAAAGCCAATGCTAAATACAAGATTTATTAAGCTCTACGACGGAAAAACAAATAAAAATGTCTATGAAGATGAAATCTCGTTTCTTGAAAAATGGTACCGTCAATGAGATGTGGCTACTCGATATGGGCAACCGACATTGGCGATTATTATGACCGTATACAGCGAGGGCGGTGTAAAAACACACCTTTGCACATGTATATCAGAGCTATGCGAGAGGGCAATCCACAATCAAGATCGTCAATTCATCAAGTAGAAAACGGGAAAAGTAAACTTGTAAAAGGTGTTAGAAACTACCATCATGTAACATCTTCTGGAAGACGAATAAAGATTTATTATGCACTTAAGGATGGCATATATCGAGTTTGCGAGATGGGTAAAATTTGGTTTATTAAATGTGAAAATGGGAGTGTAGAGGAAATTAATGAGCAAGAAGCCTTACGATAAAATTATGTTGGGAAAATCTGTATATGAAGCCGCCCAGGAGCGCATAGCCTGGACATTTGATACATTTCAGAAAGTGTATTGTTCTTTATCTGGCGGAAAAGATAGTACAGTCATGACTCACATGGTGATGGAAGAGGCAATCAAGCGAAATCGCCAGGTCGGGTTAATGTACATTGATTTTGAAGCGCAGTATAAAGCTACTATTGACCACGTCAGATTAATGTATGATCTGTATAAGGATAATATCGAGCCGTTTTGGGTTGCCCTTCCAATTCATTTGAGAAACGCGATTAGCCAGTACGACCCTTTTTGGGTATGCTGGGATGAAGAAAAACAGGATATATGGGTTCGAGAGCCAGACAAACGCAGTATCACAGATAAATCTAAATTTCCATTTTATTATTATGGCATGGAGTTTGAGGATTTTGTTCCCGAGTTTGGTTACTGGTACAGTGGTGAGGAAGAAAAGCTAACTGCTTGTTTCGTAGGCATCAGAACAGCTGAAAGCCTTAATCGCTGGCGAACTATCGCAGGGCACGGAACAAAATTTGAAGGGCGAAACTGGTGTTCTTATGTTGGGAAATCGGTTTGGAATGTTTATCCTATTTATGACTGGCAAACAAAAGATATTTGGAAATATCATGCAATCACCGGAAAACCATACAATCACATTTATGACCTCATGTATCAGGCTGGATTAACTATTCATCAGGCGCGATTATGCCAACCTTATGGAGACGATCAAAAAAAAGGACTGTGGCTGTTTCATATTCTTGAGCCGGAAACCTGGTCAAAGATTGTGGCGCGTGTAAACGGCGCCAATCAGGGCGCTATATATGCCCAAGAAAGCGGAAACATAACCGGCAGAATGAAAATAACATTGCCGGATGGTCATACATGGGAATCGTTTGCCAAAATGTTACTTGATAGTATGCCCAAAAAAACACAAGAACACTATAAAAGTAAAATCGCGGTATTCCTTAAGTGGTGGGCAGATAATGGCTATCCAGACGGAATACCAGATGTTGAGGACGCCAAAATGGAAAGTAAAAGAAAAGTGCCGTCCTGGAGAAGAATTTGTAAAGTGCTTTTACGTAATGATTATTGGTGTAGAGGTCTATCGTTTGACCAAACAAAGCCCGAACACTATGAGCGCTATCTAAAGACCATGAAGAAAAGGAGGCAGGAATGGGGACTATTGGTTTAGAGGAATTTGGAATACTCAAAGAAATCGATGGAATTGTTGAGAAAATTGATGAACTAGGAGACAAACAAAAAATCAAGGTTCTGAACGAAATAAAGAGAAAAATCCACGAGATAAGTCCGATGAAAAATCAGCCAACAGACTGTGTGTTGTGGATAGAAAATGACAAAATTGAGGCTAATGACTATAACCCAAACAAAGTTGCACCCCCAGAGATGAAACTACTTGAACATAGCATTGAAATGGATGGGTATACGCAACCAATTGTCACATGGCAAAGAGATAATGTTTATGAGGTTGTTGATGGTTTTCACAGAAATCTCATTGGCAGACATGATAAAATCAGTAAACGTATTAATGGCTATCTACCAGTAACCGTAATAAAAGGGGACCGCGAAGGAAGAAATGACCGTATCGCCGCCACAATTCGGCATAATCGTGCTAGGGGAAAGCATACCATTGATGGTATGAGTGAAATTATTATGGAACTAACAAAAAGAAAGTGGTCAGACAAGAGAATAGCTAGAGAGCTTGGGATGGAGCCAGATGAGGTTCTAAGGCTAAAACAGATAACCGGATTGGCGGAAATGTTTGCTGATAAGGAATTTTCTGAGGCATGGGAAATACGATAAACCCATTCCCCCACCTAACCCGTGGGGGTTTTAAGTTATTCAACCTGCTCCCTCGGATACTGCCGGTTCAAACCGGTCTGATTGACGAAATCTCTCATTTCAGCCTGTAACTGCCGGATGACGGTCTTTTCATCTCCGGCGTCCAGTCCGGCGGCTTCAACGGCGGCGGCAACCCGTTTAGCCTCCCGAATATCGCGCTCGATTTTACGCTGTTCCTGCGTGGCGTCATACCAGCTCATCTCTTCACCCTGGTAAGTTACTTTTTTGTTGGCGTACTCATCCAGGGTCTTCTTGTCATAATTGCGCTCGGACAAGCCCTCGAAAAATACCGAGAATGAGTGCCTGCAATTTATACCGCAAAGCCCGGTGACCGTCCCATAGCCGGTGACCTTTTCAAAGTCTGGATATTTACCCGCATTTTTCGGATCTAACCCCCGGGTAAAAACCTTCCCCTGCCATAATTCGTGATTTTCCGGCACGTCTCCTTTGTTCCGCGCCCCGATATGTGCTGACGTTTCCACCAGGTCAACACCCATATCATCAGCCCTGGCGATGGTCATTTCACCCACGGTCTGATTGACGCCCGTCAAAGTCGCACGTCTGACAGCCACGTCTATCTTATCCCTGTGACCTGACGCGTAGTAGATCACGTCTATCCCTTGGCTGGCAACGTCAGTAACGGCGTCCCTTATAGCTGTGTTGTAATCCAGGGTTCCGGTAGAAATCTGCATATATGCCAGGTCGGTAGCATTGTAAAAGGCGTCCTGCCCTGAAACAGCCGTAGACCGCACAAGGTTTTGTAGCGTTCCTTGTGTCTTGCGCAAGCCCACCATCAAGGCTTCCATGACGTTGGGGGCCAGGTTCAAGGGGAGCGGTTGCAAGCCCGCCGCCTTGTAAATCCTGTTATCAAACCGGAACGCCTTGACGCCCGCTTCCTGAAATATCCGCCTCAACACGCTCTCGGACTCCCCTGATATGTCGGCAATCCGCTGTAAGATGTCCTGATACAGCAACCCTGCCTCGTTCAGCCGTTGCGCCTGCCATGCCGCGCTCGCATAATCCAGGTTGGCAATCCTGCGGGCGATGTCCTCTAAGATAGAGATGTGATACCGCTCAAAAAGGTTGAGGACGGGAAGGGGGAGTAGGTCAAGCTGGGAAGCGGTTAACATAATTTATTCTTAGTAAAATCCGTTAGAATTTTCTCGATTAATTTAGATGTTTTGTTTGTAAATACCATATTATTTTTGTTTTTTTCATACCAATCCAAGGGCGTTGCTTTACCAGAATAAGCCACTCCAGCGGCGCACCAATCCGCGAT